TTTAACAAAAAATCTACCTGTAAACTCAGCTTTTCTTTTTATTTCTGTTCTAGCTATTTCAAGCTCCATACCACTAACACCACTATTAAAGTTACCAGTTGGAAAATATTGTTTTACATCTTGTCTAAACTTTTCTTTTAAAAGAAATCTATATTCATCATCACCACTACCACTAGAATTTATATTTAAACTTATTGAAGCTACATCATAGTATTGTGATATACCACTAGAAGCTTTTATTCTTATACATAAATCAGATGCTGATAGTATTTCAGAGTTTTCACCAAACCTTGATTCAAAGTCATCTTTATCAATATCTACTGTAGTACCATCTGGTATTGGATAACCATCTGAAGAAAACTCGGTTGGTATCGTACCATAAGACACTTTTGTTTCTTTTAACTCTGTAGGTGCATTATTTTCTATAGCTATTACTTTATACTTAGCAGCCTCAGTAACAAACTCTTCACTATCGTGTCTTTTCTTTAATATTAAAAAAGTTTCTTCGTCAATTTTATTTCTTTCTGATGAAGCAAAACTTAACCACACATTACCATCTTCAGCATCGTACCAACGATCCATAGCTAAGTTATAATATTCGTTAGATGTTTCTTTTATAAAAAACTTATATGTTGTAGCAAAAGCTGGCGCTGGGCTTGTCATAGCTACGGTAATTTGATTAGCGTTAGGCGCATCATCTTTAGGTAATAATATACTTCCAGTATCATCAGCTTGCACAGGTGTTTCTCTACCATAAGCATCTCTATATACTATACCTACTTGATATGTTCTTTGTGACTTTAATGATTTGTTTGGAAAACCTACGTTAGAAGTAGTTCTTATATTGTTAACGACATCAAATTCAGGTGATATATCTACTCCTCTATCACTAATTAAATCAAAGTTCTGTGTATAATTACCATACACTATTCTGTTAGCAACAAGTTCTTGAGCTTGAGCTTTTAACGGAACACTATCAAAAGGTCTTAACAATTGGTTTGATTCAATTGTTTTATATATCATTTCACTTTCTAGCTCATAAGAACCAGTACCTGTCCACTGTTTGTCGTTATACTTAATACTTTTTACAACGTAAACATTACTACCATTTTCTTTTTTAAAACATATATCAACCTCTTCAACTTGTTTAGGTATGTCAGAAGGTATAAAGTTTGTTATTTTTAAAGAACGTAGATCATTAACCATACCTAAGTTATAACCTTGAGCAGGATCGTAACTAAATTCTTTAGGTAAAAAAGCTACTTCACTAAATGGCGAGAACGTTGAGTATTCACCATCTTTATATTTATATCTATAAGAAAATCTAACAAACTCTTTTTCAAACAAAGGATCATCTTGTTTTAACACAACTTCCCATGTTGTTGCTACTGTTGGTGTAGTTGAGCCTATTGATAATATTCTACATTTGTATGTGCTACCTTGTGGTTGACCAGCTTGTACTACAAGTCTTAGCTCATATTCATCATCAAAACCATTTGCATCATCACCAGCTCTTAATATAAGTACATCACCAGGTATATATGTAGGAAAGTTGTTTAACACTAAATCAACAAGATCACCAACACTTTTTAAGTTACCAGATCCATCGCTAAAATCAAAAGTAACAGTTGATGTTGTTATACCAGTAGCTCCATTAGATGTAACACGTTTTGTGTTAGCCATTGTTAACGTAGGTTCTACATTAGGTCCTTTCTTAATAACAGTTACATCTTCTTCTGTAAAAGCGTATGAATCAGAAGCTAAATTGCTTTGAGGAAGTAAAACTGTATGCGTGTTAAAATCCGTACTACCAGCTTTAAATTTTTCTATATTAATTACTTTTGGTTCAGACTTGTTATCTGTAAAAAATAATAAGCCGTCAATTATATTAACAGCTGTTATTTTAAATTCGTTAAGTCTTGAGAAACCAAAAACATTATTCTTATCAACAACAACGGGTGTTACTTGACCAGATATTTGGTCATACTCTGCTATTGCATCTACACTGTTACCATACAAAAACCAATATATCTTTTCATTTTCTGTATCTGCTATACCACCTACACATTTCGAACCAGCTATACTCACCTCTACACTGTAAGCTAAATTATTACCTAATATGTTTGTAACCGCGCCAACGTCATCACCGTCAGCACCAGACACCTGTATATTTAAAGCATCTCTATACTGACCATTAGGCAATAACCTCTCATCGAGGTCTTTATTCATTTTCCCCGCGGTAAAAGTGTGTTGTATTTCCGGCATTGTTTAGTGTTTTATAAATTTCGATTTACCTCTCATTACTTGAGCTAACTCTTCAGATTTAAAATTAGATAATCTTAATTTAGCCTGTCTTATAGCTGCAAATCTTTCTTTCTTAAATCTTTGAATAACATATTCAGGTACAGCTTGTTTTACAGATAATATAGCGTGTGCTACCCATTTATATAATGCTTCTTCAGCAAACTTGTGTATTATTTTTTCTTCTTCAGTACCAACACCATCGCTTATATATTTTAGTACTACTGTTTTTTGATTCATTGTATTACTAAAGTGTATATAACCTCTAACACCATCTATATAGTATACACCATTTACCTGAGCGTTTTCAGGTTCTAAACCATATCTTTTACCTTCAGCTGTATCAAAGTCATTAATATCATATCTCATGTCAAGATCACTATTAGCTTGACCACTGTTGGCTTGATACCTAGCCCACTCAACAGAATCACCTGCTTCCATTATAGAACCATCTTCATTAAATAAATAATTAAAACTACCGTCTTGTAGTATGGATCTAGGGTTGCTAGTTTTTCTTGCAGGTTGTAAAACTCTTTCAATACCATTATTATCTATATAACATACTTTAACATAGTTAACATAGTCGTGAGGCAGAGCCATTTTTAAACTTGGTGGTACTTCTATCTCTTGTGATTTTTCTGACTTTAATGTATCATAGCTAAGTTCCTGTAAACATCTTTGAGCATGAAATAATACATCAGCTCTCTTTACCTTACCTATTATTTTATCTTCACCAACGTAAGAAAACAAAAAGTTATTTACAGCATCTTGTAATGTTATATATTGATAGTTACCTAAGTCTTCGCTAAACGTTGTTTGTCTAACTATTATTATAACACCATTAGCTGGTGCTGTATCAAACACTATACGACCTGAGTTACTACCAGTAGCAGTATAAACATAAGTGTTAGTGTTTTGTTCTACACCATCTATAAATATTTGAAAGTCAGCCTCAGTAGCTGGTAAAGGATCAAAGGTTAATCTAAACTCATTACTAGATCCAGTTATACTACCATTAGCGTTTTCAAATGTCTGCTGGTTAGCATAATATTGTTCATTAGTTCCTGTTAATAGTGGCATATCTTATTGTTTTTCTTGTTGTGTGTTTTGTGCTTCTTCTTGAGCAGCTATTTGATATAGATCAGTTTGCTTGATTTGTATACCAGCTAGTTCTAATATCTTTATAACTAACTCAGTTTCTTCTGACGCATGTAGTTCAAAATTTGCAGAAGTGTTAGCGTTGTACAATGCAGATCCATTAGCTGTGTTTATAACATAACCCCAGTTGACAGCTCTTGGTCTAGCTATATAATTAAAAAATATATCTGTTTCTACAGTTATAGTTGGAAAGGTTTGAAAAGTTTGTTCTGTTAATTGTACATAACACGGTCGTGTTACGGTTGGTGCTATTAATGGAGCGTTTTGTATATGGTGAATTTGATTTTGATTTATTTTTTCTATTTCAATATAATCACCTTTGTATTTATAATATACCTCACCCATTCTGTAGTATGCTGGCCAAGTACCAATACCTGCAGCTGAAAGATCTGTTAATGCTGCTCTGAATCTTTCAAATATATCTACTTTTTCATTTATTAAATCTATCATATCAGCATAAGTAGTATCATTACCTGATATTCTACCAAACTGATTTAGATCATAAAAATATTGCTCAAATATATCCATCTGAGCTTGGTTGGCAAATAGATTAAACTCCTGAGGCGTAATATATCCTCTTTGCTCTTTGTTAGCAATTGCTAATACTCTTTGATAAACTGTGTTTATATTTACTGCCATAATTTCTTTTTTATAGTAAGTGGTCACCTATAGAGATGACCACCTCTATAAATGATTATTATTTTAATCTTTTTTCTAATGTTTTAAGAACCTCTAGTCCTTCATCAGTTTTTAGCCAAGCGGCTAACGCTGAATATGGATGTTCTTCAAATGGTACTGTAAATAGTTTTCTACCGTTACTTGCCCATGTGAATTTTCTGTTGTCATTAGATAATTTGATAATATCAGCTTCAACTGCTTTAATACCAACGTTTCTAAGTTGAACGTTATCATCTCCAGCTAGTTCAATAAATGCAGAAGGTTTTCTTTTTGCAAACATCAAAGCATCTCTTTTAATTTCCTTGCTTGACATTTTTCTAACCTTACTACCTAATTCAACTCTCATTATTGCTTCTAAGTCGTCTATTTCTAATTTCTTAGCTAAACTTAAAGCGTTAAACTCTAACTCAATTGCATCGACTTGATTTGTTGCTATTTCAACAGGTTTATACTCAAAGAATAACGTTCCGTTTAATGGATGTAATTCTAAGAATTTAATCAGGTTAGGTTTAGTTTCAGGAACAATTAATTTTCCTGATCTAAATGAAATATGACCTAATGTTGCAACACCTTTTTGTTCTTCAACGAAAGGTGATTTTTGGTTAGTTGCATACCTTAATTCTTGTTGATGTCCCTTTTCTTTATCAAAATGAAGTAAAGGTTTTCTTCTTGTATGCTTTGATTGTAGTGTAACTACAGGTGGCTGTTGAGCCCCTTTTAATAAATATACTTTGTCCATGATATAATATAATTTAATAGTTTATAAAAATAAAAGCGTAGGGAGCCGAAGCTCCCTTTGCTTTTAATAATGTGATATTATTGCTTCAATAATACGAAGTTATTCGCAGCTTGAACACATAAACATCTTTCTGAAAGGAAGTTTACAACCATTTCATCAGCGTCACTTGTATAGCTACCACCAACTGATCCAGTAATCCAAGATTTGAATTTTCTGTCATCAGCTTCAGAAGCTCTATATCTTACGTGTAAGAACGGTCTAGATATATTTTTTCCAAGATTTTCATCATAAACAGTTGAAGTACCAGCAGGTACAATAACTCCTTCTACGTCACTTACTAGTCCTCTTGTTACAGAGTCATTTAAGTATTTCCAGTCAGTTTTGTAGAAGTCATAAGAACCTCTTCTGAAACCAGAGAAACCTAAATTAAGCGCCATATCCTCATCGTTGTTGAATACACCGTAAGATGATCCACCAGCAGAAGCAGAGTTAATTGAAGCTAGCATGTTGTCAATTTCTAGAGACGTAGCTCTATTTAAGAACATCATGTTTTCTTCAATAGCACCTTGCTTGTCCAATTCTTGTAGAATTGTATCAAACTCAGTTAAACCACCTTGAGCGAAAGGAGCAGAACCAGCTACCTGATCAAAATCAGTTCCAGTCCATACTAATCCTCTTGCATTTAAAGCAGAGAATAATCCTTGAGTACCACCAACCGCGAAGTTGCCAGTTCCTTGGTATGTATGTCCAGTAGGCATATTTACTTGCTCACCTTCGATCATTACCATTTCCATTTGATCCTCAAATCTTAATCTAGCTTCATGCTCAGATTTTAAGTACCATAAATAACCAGAAGCACCGTTTTCAGTTGTAACTTCAACCCAACCAATTTGAGCAGTGTCAGAACCAGAGATTCTGTATCTGTCTCTCATGATAGTAGGTCTGTTGCTAAACTGAGTAAACTTAGCATCCATAGAACCAGCTAAACCGCTAGATCCTTTCATGTATTCAGTACCGTAAACAAAGATTTTCACGTCTTCAGAATTACTAAAGTTAACGCCACCAGTGTTTGCACCAGCATCGTTATTTCCTGATAATCTTCTTTGTGTGTAAGGAGCAACTGTAATATTAGCAGTACCACCGTTATTAACTACTAAACATTTTAAAACTTTAGTACCAGCTAAGTTAGAAACTACGATAGTATCGTGGTTTTTGATTAAGCTAGTTCCATCAGCTTCTAATGGAATAGTAATTGAATTACCGTCAGCATTGTTAATGTTTGCAGACTCTCCTGTTACTTCGTCGCTATATGCAACGTGTAGTCTTCCTTGCTCCGACCAAATTACTTGATCTGAAGCCATTGGCATTTCAGCTCCTACCATTTTTAAGAAACCAGAGATTGTTCTCTTTCCGTATCTTTCTACTTCTTTTTCGTAGATTTCTGGTAAAAATTGTTGTGCGAATGTTCCGCCACCTGATGCACTATCAAATGATAAATAGTTATCATTATATACATCTTGTGTAGGACGCGGAGTTAAATGTGCTAAGTAAGCACCTGAACTCGAAAAAGGCATAATTTTTAATTTTTAATTGTTAAACTTATTTTTTAATTTTAACTCTAAGCTTGTTAGCATTATCACCAGTGATCGCTCTTACCTTCATACCTCCAGCTTCAACTTGTCCAGTAAACTGTTGTCTTGGGTCCATATTTACATTTTTCGCCTTGGCAACACTTTCTTTCATAGCATCTGCTTTACCTTGTTGGTAAAAATGATTTGCTACCGCATCTGCGTTCATAGCAGTAAATAATGATTTATGATAAGCCTTAGCGTTATCCATTTCGTTGTTTTTATTCAAAAACGGTTTTACAAAATTATTGATATTGCTTTGGTTATTTTTAACCTTATCTACGTCTTTAACATTGAACCTAAATCTTTTTTCACCAATACTATATTCAAAACCTTTGAATTGATCAGTAAAAACTTCGTTAGTTTTCTTATTAAAAACATCCGATCTTTGTTGAACACCTTCTTGCTCTTTGTTATACCTATTGAAGAAATCTACAGCTTTTTGTTGATCTGAAGTTAACTTAACTCCGCTTTTAATTTCCGCATAGTACTTGGATGTTAAACCTTCCAAATGGTTCTTAGCATCAGCAACTTGCTCTTTCAATGCTAATTTCTTTCTACGAACATCTTTTTCTTCATCAACGTCTTCGTTGTAAGAAAAACGATCTTCCATAACAAAACTAATTTCATCATCAGTAAGATGTGGTTTAGTTTGTTTGTAGTATTCTCTTAATAATTGATTTTCATCGTAATTATTATAGTCTTGATTTAATCTAACGTATTCTTCAAGACTTCCACCAGTTTCACTCATAAAGTCTACAACTTTTTGAATATTTTCCGGTAAAGGATCTCCTGTTTGTTTAGCTTCTTCAATAGCTTCAACAACTTCTTCTTTTGTTTCTTCTACTTTCTGCTCAACAACTTCTTCATCAGTTATCTCCTCAACAACGGGTGTATCTTCTACCTCTGTTGTTTCTTCAGGAGTAACCTCTTCTTTAACTTGTTCTACAGGTTCTTCTTTTTTACTTAAATCAACTTTAGCAACATCATCTTTTGGTTGCTCTTCTTTCTTTTCACTTAAATCTACTTTTGATATTGTAGGTTCTTGTGAGGTAAGTTTTTTAGGTTTAGTAGCTTTCTTTTTAGCAGGTGCTTTCATATTGCCACCCTCTGATTCTACTTGTTCCTTAACTTCCTTTGCTTTTGTTTTGGTTGGTTGAACTTCTTCAACTACCTTTTCTTCTTTTTTATTAGCCATAATATAATATTATAAAATTAAACAAATTATCTAGGGATAAACTGTCCTAGATCAAAGCCTGTGCCTAAGTTATCATTACCTGTAGACTCAAACTTTTTAGGTGGTTTACCACTATTTCTTTGGTCGATTAGCTCAGATTGTTGACTAGCTTGTATTCTAGTTCTTTCATCTTTACGATCTTCCTTGTATTTTTCTTTTTTATCGACCTTTTCTTCTTCGATACCTTTTAACTGCATGTTAAGTTGAAACTCATAAGCCATTAGTGATTTTTTAAGTTTTGCCTCTTGCATCATTTTTTGTGATTCAAGTTGAAACTTACCTTCTTCTAACTGTAATTGAGACTGAACAATAGCTTGATTCTTTTGAACTTCAGCCTGTGCAGCTACTTGTTGAGCTTCTGCATTTGCTTTAGCTTGTGCTTCAATGTTTTGTTGCTGTATCTCTTGATCTTTCTTTTGTTTCTTCTTTCTTCTAATCTTTAACAATTGATTAGCTAGCTTAACATTTTTAATCATTCTAAGATCAACAGCATCTTCTAACTCTATACTTTGTTGAGTTAAAGCCATTTGAATATTGTTTTCTAGTAACTGTTTTTCTTCTTCATCTGGTTCTAATTCAATAAATATACCAAAGTCATATAAATGTAAGTTAGCCATTTCTTCTAACGTTGCTACATTATGAGAACCTATTTGTTGTATAAATGCTTCTTTTGTAGGTGAGTATTCAATAATATCAGATATTCTTAACGATACACCTTCAGCTGTTTCAGCTGTTAAAAATAATCCTGCTTGTAATATATGTCTCGTAGCAGTGTTACTATTTGCAGCAGCTATTTTTTGTACACCAACTAGTGATTTCGCGTCTGGCGTGCTAGCATCCCTTGCTTCATTTAAACCGGTGACATCTCTTATCATTTGAAGATAATAATTATAAGTCTGAATTAATGACTGTAGTTTTGCACCACCTGCCCCAGATTGAATTTCTTGAATAGGAATTTTTCCTGGGTTCATATCACCTTCCGATGTCATAGATCTACCTATAATCGAACCTGTTTGGAAAAACATGTTCAAAGCTTCCTGTGGATTATAGTTAGTACCATTACCTAAATCTATTTCCGCTAGGCCATCAGCATCCATATATATGCCGTCAGGTACCATTCGCGATAACACTTGTTGTAGTTTTAAATGGGTTATTTGTATCATATCAGCAAAACCTGTAATTCTACCAACTAATGATTCAATTTTACCCTTGTACATTCTTGGAGCAACTATATTGTAGTTCATTTTAACTTTTGTATAATCACTCTTAGGTCTTAGCATATTCTTAGCTAGTTCCCATTTTATTAGCTTATCTGTGCCTAAAATCATAGCGCCTTCGTAAAGCACTTCAATTTGTTTTTCTAGTTTACCAAATCTTTGTTCTAACTCTATATCCATTACAGGATCAAAGCTTTCATCTTTAACAATAATTTTAGCAGCACCTGAAGCTGTTTCTTTTACTTTATAAATTTCTTTAGCATATGTTTTCCAGTTAAAGTATAAAACCTGAACCATATTCTTATCTAACTCATCAAATTGCATTGATGAAGTATAATGTCCTGTTTTCCTTAAACTTTGACCAGCTATTTCTTCTAGTTCACCTTGTGTTAAATCAGGAAATTGTTTTACTAATTCATTTACAGGTATTGTTTTTACTTCACCAATATAGTATACATCGTCAAAGTATGGATTTTCTGTATATGAATAAACTAAGTTAGCTGGATTAACATAATCAATTTTAACACCCTCAGATGTAGTAAATGAATTTTTAACAGCACCAATACCTAAAACAGTTAGATCACGGTAAAATCTTTTTCTAGTAAGCTCGTATTTATTACCATTCATTATAGTAGATATAGCTTGTTCTTCTGCTATCTCAACAGCTTGTTTATAAGAAAGCTGCATATGTAATTCTAACTCTTCTTTACTATCAGGTAATTGTTCTTCTGGTGTTTGTATTATATTTACACCAAAAGCAGCTTGAGTATACTCGTTAAGATCTTTATTCTTCATATCGATCATTAAATCCTCCATATAAGCTGTTCTTTTACTAACACCAAAAGGATCTTGTGAGTATGCTTTTATATCATAAACTCTTTCTGCTATACCATTGACTACTATATCTACAAATTTAGGTATGATAGGTACTGGTTTCCAGTCTAAGTTTAAATAGCTTAAGTCACCATTAATTGATAACTCATCTTTATATTTTTGTACAGATTGCTCTCCACGAGCATATAACCTTAACTTATTAAAAGTATCTTGATTGCTAGCAAACCTATAAGTAACGCCGTCTCTTTTAAACCACTCGTCTTCAATAGCCTTAGCGACTTTAAGTCCATATTCTGGACTCATTTTCTCCATATCGCTAGCTACTTGACTAGGAAAATGATCTTTTATTATTGATTCAGCCATATTATTCTGTTATTAATTTTGATAGCGTTCCTTTATTCTTATATTTAGCTATCTTTATATTTAGTTTTGTTGTTTGTTTACCAGCACTCGGACTATATAAATGTCTGTTACAAGCCATAATAGCTAAACCCGTACTTATAGAAGCATCGTGTTTTGTTCTATTATTTATATCAAACTTAGCCCAGTCATTTAATGTTTCATTAAAATATAAGCTACCGTGAGATCCATCGCTCTGTATACCAACATTTTTCTGTATATACATTTCAATAGCAGCTGCATGTGCTTGCTTTATGTCTTCACTTGAATTAGGTATTCCACCTACTTCTTTCTCTGCTACTGATAATTTATTCCAAACTTTATCAGGTCTATTCATTGAGTATGCTCTATAACCTCTACGTTTAAAATAATATAATAATCTTGGTTTGTTGTTCTCAGCAAGTATAGGCATACCATAAAATACACAAGCCATTAATACATCTTCAAAAAATATCTCAGCAGTTTGTGGTCTTGCTATATATTCTAAAAAGAAATGATTTGCAGGTGCATCTTCCATGCTAAACTTAGTTAAACCATGTAAAGCACCTTTTGATCCCATACCGTCAACAGTACCTGATATATCGTAACTATCACAACCAAAAGCACCCATGTGTTCATTACCAGGATATTTTCTACCTCTATCTTCTTTTACATTGTTTTGTAAATGAACTGGTGGTGTCCAGGTTATTTTAAACCTACCTTTTGGATCTGGATAAAACATAACTTTGCTATCTTTTATACCGTTAACCCATTGGAAGTTACCTCTAGTTATATTGTTTTGAGCACCAGCTTCTTCATTAAAATCTATCTGCTCGTATATTCTTGCTAAATTAAATATACTGTTTTGTGTCTCGTCTCTGAAAGCATGTTCTTCAGTTCTTGGAAATTGTCTATAAAACTCGTTTAAAGCATCTCCATCGTGTTTTAAACCTTCAACTTCGTTTTGCCAATGTTCTAATATACCTATATCAATAAAATCACCAAAAGGATCTAATACTTCTTTGTCTGGCGTTTCGAATACAGGTAACCCATAAGAATCAATGAAGCCTTCGTAGTTCCATTCCATAGGTATGAACAAACTATATAATCCCGAGCTAGTCTGTCCATTGCGGTTTCTTTTTGTGACATCTGAATCTCTATAAAGTTTTTTGAAGTTGTCACCGCCTTTATCTAAAGCATTTGATGTTGAACCCATCATACACTTACCAATAACTCTACTACCTAATCGTAGTGTTGTTTTTGTGACCCTCCAGTTATTTAATATATTGTTTGGTCTTTCCCATTTACCACTTTCATCGTGTGCTAGTAGTTTAAGCTTTTCACCATCATAACTATTATCACCAGTGTTTTTCCAGTCAATAGTTGTATCTAGTCCTTGTAAGTCATTATCATTACTACCAGCTTCAATTTTTCTTCTAGTTAACTTACTAGCTGGCACTCTATATGCTAATTCTGTTTTAGGTCGATCCATACCATCTTGAATCGGTTTAAAAAAGAAAGGATAGTTAACTGATATTGGTACAACCTTGTCAGTAAACATCTTCTTTGCGTCAGGACCAGTTTTTGATAATATACCAAACCTAGCATCACTTGATATTGTAGCTTGGTTTACTAATTCACCTGAAGCCATAAACGAAAAACCAGATCGTCTATTTTTAAGATAGCACATACCGTAGCATCGTTTATCTGCTTTGCAACCTTCCCAAAATATATAAAACAACCTATTAGCTTCTCTAAAATCAGGATTACCTACATCAATTTTACTCCATTGTAAATACATATAATGAGTACCGGTAATATAAATTGGTACACCTTTGCTGTAATACCAAAACCCTTCTTCTCTTCGCTTAAACTCTTCGTCTATATAATCTACATACTGATTTTTAAAATCACCTGGATATTCTCTCCAGTCAAATATAGTTTTAATTCTTTGTAATGCTTTTGGTTGATTAGTTATCTCCCATTTGTCACTATCAAACCTATGTACTTTTTTAGGTTCTGGTGGTAAAGCTATTTGAAAGTTTTGTATTTCATATATCTCACCTATTTGACCTGTTTTACTAATTACAACAATATCATGTTCTTTATTATAACCGTATTGCCAAGCTTTTTTCTTATTAAGCCTTTTTATAGTATTTATCTTAATAGGTTCAACAACCTTTATTAAATCTTGTTGGTAAGCCATTATCTAGATCTTCTTTCAGCAAAACCTTTAAAAGTGCTTTCTTTCTTTTCTACAGGTTTATCATTTAATATAGCTTCTTCTTCTTGTATTCTAGTCAATATTTCAAAAGCATCGAATATAGCTAGCTTTTTTGTGGCTGCAGCATTTTTTAATCTATCCGCAGATATATCATCATCACTATCAACAATAGGTTCCTTAGCAACCTTAATTAATTCCTCAACTGCCTTTTGCCCAGCTTGGATTATATTCTTCTTCGTCTCCTTTATGTTCATATTTAATTGTAATTGAGTTACTGAATATTCTATAATATAGTTCGCCATCTATAACAAACTCATATTCAGTATTTGGTTTAAAACCTACTAGATCACCTGCTTTTATACCAGCGTCTTGTAGTTTTTTATCAGGATAAGACATAAAACCTATTAAAGGTTCTGTTTTTTCTACGCTTAATGGATCTTTTGCTTTTATTGGCTTTACAAAACAAAAAGTATCGTTTGCAACCCAGCAACAATATCTTTTATATAAAAATATCTGATCGTTCTCAACAAACCACATATCATCTTTATAATATGACTTACTGTTTTTTTCTATACCTTTCATATCTTTCCACCTTCTAAAAACATTGTGATGTACTACAACAATGTCTCCTTTTTTTATTGGTGTTTCAATATTAGCTGGTATTCCAACAACTTTAGCAAACCTATTCACATACCTGTGGTCAAAGTTATCAGTATTAACTATTAACTCTTTGTCACCGACAGGTAGTGTGTTTTGGTATCTTTTTTCGTTTAATGGTTTTACAATATAATTAAATACTGTCTTCATTAATATTCAAGGTTATATTCTACAGATATTGCCATGTTCTTGTTAAAGTCTTTCCAAGGAAGTACTTCATCCGCTTTCTTTATCAATATACTAAACTTAGTTTCTTCTTCGATTATATGTTCAATAGTATGACCTCCATACACTTCTTGACCAACAGCATAATGCATGGCATCGTTCTTATAGTCTTTACCTATGCTTATTTTTCTAATTAAGTGATCCATTTTCTTCAGGTATTTCTTTCAAACTACCATCTTGAATATTAACAGATACTTTACCGTATTTGCTTTCTAATGAAGTTTGTATTACATTTAATTCTGTTTGCAAGCTTCCTAACATTTCAACAGCTTTGCTTTGTTGAACAGTTAACCCACCTATTTGCATTTGTAAGTTATTTATTTGACCTACTTTATCTTGAATACTTTTTAATTCGTCTTTTGTTATTTTTGTTGCTTTTTTTGCCATTTTATTTAATTTTAGTTTACTTTTATATTAT